TTTGTTTTCCTTTTCTTTTTTTTTTTTAATTATATTTTTAAAATATTGATTGTAATCAACCGATCCAATATTGTACTGAACTTGTGAAATTATATAATCTAATTTTGCATCAGTATGGTGATACTCTTTCAACATATGTGCAGGGTATATATAATATATTTTATATTCACCATCAATTAACGCTATTTTAATATATTTTTGTGTACCTCCAAAACTTACATCCTTTTTATAATTAGGAAATATTTTATACAACCGTTCACACATGTTTTTATATGACTTTTCTTCTTCTGTTTCTTCTTCTGTTTCTTCTTCTGTTTCTTCTTCTGTTTCTTCTTCTGTTTCTTCTTCTGTTTCTTCTTCTGTTTCTTCTTCTGTTTCTTTTTTTGTTTCTTCTTCTGTTTCTTTTTTTGTTTCTTCTTCTGTTTCTTCTTTTGTTTCTTCTTCTGTTTCTTCTTTTGTATTATCAAGTTTTATTATGGAGTAGATAATATCAATCATTTCAAAAGGATCACCTTCGAAATATTCACTGCCTATTTCTTTTTGTATATTAAATTTTTGTTTGAATTCTGCAATAATATTTTTTTCATGTTTTATACAATTATTACAAATTATTTGAAATAATAAAATAGATCCTTTTGGATATTGATTAAATCGTTTATTATTTAGTTGTTGTGTTCTTCCAATTTTATATATAGATTCATTTGTCTTAACAAATTCTCGTTCTTGTAAAAGGTATATGTATTGGATGGATGTATTCATTTTATTAATTACAATAATTACTTAAAATTTAATCAATTTTTTTAAGAATTATAGTAATGCGTATTTAGAGCAACGCATATTTAGAGCAACGCATATTTAGAGCAACGCATATTTATGAAAGGTGTATTACATAAAAAAATATTTAAATATAAAATAATATATTATTTAATTATGGTAAATAATATATTTACAGAAAACGAGAATAAAGCTCTTTTATGGGAAATATTACAAGACTCGTTTAATAAAGTTGATCAAAAGGATTATAATAATTTTAAACAATTTTTTGAAAAACATATTCAACATTTAAATTCAGAAATGCAATCAACTGGTATTGGCGAATTAATAGAACAAAATAAATTTTTTATACAAAATACTCTATCATTAATTAAAAAAAATGACTGGAAACAGAAGTATACTTCACTATATACGTCTGATCAAATCAAAGAGAAAAATATAAATGAATTTGAACAACGGTTTGAACAACGGCAAGCAGAATTTTCTAATTTAATAAATATAAATAAACCCAAAGAACCATCATTTGAAGATAGTAGTGATAATTTTAATGAAGATATTAATGAACAACTGGAGAGAATGCAGAGAGAAAGAGATAAAGAAATTATTTTTAAGGAAGAATCCGACAATTCTTTTAAAAAAATTCAAATACTTGATGAACCTATACATAAAAAAAAAGTAACATTTGATAGTTTGATTGATACTGTAGAAACAGATACCAACATTGTAGATATTATAGAAACAGATAACAAATCTAAAGATAATTATATGAAATATTCAATTTTAACGGACTATATTAATGACATTAAAGGAGATATTCATATTATTAAAACTGAAATTAGTGAACTAAAACTACTAATGACTAACTTTATAAATAAAGAGAATTAGTGTGTAATTAATTATTTTCTTATTAGATTATATTATGGATAAAGAAATAAATGATGTTGATAAATATTATAAAAAAAAAGCATATTATACCAAACTTAAACAAAATCAAGTTACAAGAATAAGAAAAGACGGACTATTAACAAAACAAGAAAAGAAGGAAAAGGCCAAAAAAATCAAATTACCGTGTATATTTTGTAAAAAATTAATAGGCACTATTTTTGAAAAAAAAGATAATCATTTAATTGCGCGATGTGGTGGAGAATCTAGTGGATGTGGTAATACTATAAATGTACAATTATATGCATATACTTCAAGTGAAAATATAAAAAACATATTTTTAGATGAAATAAATGAATTAAAAGAAAATATAATAAAATTAAAATGTTCTACATTATTTCAATACGTAAGTAAAGAGCAGGCTATCAAAGATTTTGAAAAAATAAACGAGGAATTAAGTATTAATTCCTCAATATATTTACATATATTACGTAAATATAATGACCATTCATCAAATATTAATTATGTAGACGATGAATTAGAAGAATTTATAAAAGAATATAATAATAATATATCTAAAATAAAAGATTATTTTGAAAAATATAAAACAGATCCATCACAATCATATTTAAATGATATAGTAAGTATTTATAATGATGTTATAAAACCATTAAATGTACAAATTAGGACAAAAAAATATAAGAATATGGAAGTTGTTATTGAAAATGATGATGGAACCTATATACATAAATTAAAATATAATACCCATACTCCTGCAGATGTTGAAGAATTTTATGATATTGAAGATGAATATAAATCATATAGTTTATAACTCTTTACGTAAAAATATAACACATATAATAATATTTATGGACCTGCAAATTTATATAAAGTTAATATGTAAATAATAAGTTATCATATTAACAAGTGACTGGGAACATTGTATATGAAATTAACTATATTTGTAAAACAATATAATAAGAATATATTATATTGTTTATACATGAATATAATATCCGAGTTAATTAATTATGATTACATTTATCCATTAGCATGGGAAGATCCTCGCGTTGATAATGAAGTATTAAAAATTAATAATAATGATGTTATTTTAGGAATAACCACAGGAGGTGACAATATATTAAATTATTTAGTTCATTCTCCTAAAAAAATAATTTCATGCGATTTTAATTGTCATCAAAATTATTTATTAGATATGAAAATGAGTGCAATGAGTAACTTATCACAAAATGATTATTATGAAATGTTCTTTAATAAAAATATAAATATATGGTATTTAAATCGGTCAAAACTATTAGATTCCTTAAGATTAAAAGGATCCGTACTGTTTTGGGAAAATAATGGAGATGATGTATTTAAATCTTTTATTTATTCGGGTACCTGTAAATATGCAAAATATCTCATGTATTTTATACCTAATAACTTATTAAATTTATTTAATATCCCTTTTATTAATATTGAACAACAAAAAGAAGCATATGAAAATATTAGACCATCTATTTTATTTATTACTGGATTTTTAGATTTTGTATTATTTACTCTTGGATTTGTTAGTTTATTTGGCGTTCCGAATGAACAAGTAGAAACAAATGCTGAGTTTAAATGTATTAATTTTATAGATTTTATTTGCAGAAATACAATGTTAAGTGATAATTATTTTTATAGCGCATACGTACATGAAAAATTAGAAAAGAAAAATATTCCTGATTATTGTAAATTAGAAAATTATGAAAACGTAAAAAATCAATTAGATAAAGTATCAATACATACGACTACATTAGAGGATTGTATGAAAAATATAGAAGATAATAGTGTTACAAAGGTATCATTATTGGATCATATGGATTGGATGAGTGATGTAACTATTAATAATGAAATGGTTCAATTAGAAAGAATTGTCAAGTCAGAACATACAATTATTTATAGAAGTTTTTCAAATTATATACCAAAAAAATGCTTAGAAAAAATTACAAATTGGAGTGATGATACTCACAATACAGTTTTAAATAATAAAGATAGATTAGGTACATATCTATCATTACATACTATAAAATTTAATAAAGATAATGAATTTATATCTAATATTGATACTTCGTTTTGCAAACAATATAATATATACGACGAATTTAAAATATTATATAATATTTATTTTAATCAAATGAATACTAACATTGACTCGCATCAAGATAGATTAGATAGTTTTTATAAAAATCAAGCAGAATATTATGACACATATAGACAAAATATGTTACATGGTAGAGAAAGTTTAATAGCATCTATTCCTTTTAAATATAATTCTAATTGGCTTGATGTTGGCGGCGGAACTGGATATAGTGTAAATCTAGTTGGAAATAAAATAAAACAATTTAATCAAATAGATATTATTGAATATTCTAAATCTATGTACCGCGTGTTAAATAATAATGTTTCAAAATATAAAAACGTAAACACGCATTGTGAGGATATACATAAATATAATTCAGATATAAAATATGATATTATTACTTTTAGTTATAGTTTGGTTATGATTCCTGATTTAGAATTAACTATCAAAAAGGCAATAGATTTGTTAAAACCAGGCGGAATATTGGCAATTACTGATTTTTATGCGGATAATAGCTTAAAAGGTAAGTTTTTCAAATATATTTTTTCACACGACGGAGTTTATTTATCCGATAAGATTCATAATATAGTTATGAATTATAATGTTGATAAAATAGTAATGAAGGTAGAAAATGGTAGTTTTCCATATATTCCATTTTTAAAATGTAATTATTTTACTGGTATTTATAAATTAAAATCTGTATAAAATATATGCCAGTAATAGGTGAAGGATCATATGGATGTGTTCATAAGCCTAGTTTAAAATGTAATACATCTGAAATAGTTGACTATACAAACAAAATATCAAAATTATTAATCAAGAAGGAAGCTACTAATGAAATTAAAGAATATTCTGCATTGAATAAAATAGATAAAGCAGGAAAACACTATATGGGCATGCCTATTAAATGTAAAGTTAAAAATGATGATAGTACAATGCAAGAAATTAGAAAATGTAGTAGTTCCGATAAATTTACTAAAGATTTATCTAATTTACGATTACTAATTATGAATGATGGAGGATCTAGCATTAGTGATATATTTAAAAATGATTTTAAAACAATTTCTACTGAAGAAAGAATAGTATCATCCGAATTAGTACTTATATTTATGTATAATATATTTAATAGTATTAATTTTTTTATAAAAAAAAAGGTATATCATCGTGATATAAAATTAGAAAACATTGTATTTAATTTAAAAGAAAAGAAGATAAATATTATTGATTTTGGATTAATGGATAATAAACATAATTTAACTTTAAAAGCGAATAATAATAATTATAATTTAAATATTATATGGTGGTCATTAGCACCATATTCATTATTTATTAATAAAGATAAGTTTGAACAAGCACGAGATGATTCTTATGGAGGCGATTGGTTTAATAATTTTATAGCAACGCATAAATTAGATAAAGACGCACAACTTGATTATTTTTTCAAAAGAATAACTAAAAATAATAGTTTAAATGAGGCCACCATCCGACCAATATTATTAAATGAATTAAAATCTAATATAGAAAAATTATCAACGGTTAGTCATGACAAATATTTAGAAAATGTATTTCCTTTACTTGATGTACATAATTTGGGTATTATTATGTTAGAATTAGTAGGATATGTAAAACCCTACGTTAAAAATGACACATTAATGACAAAAATGTTAAATCTTGGTTTAAAAATGATAAGTTTTGATAGTTTTAATCATATTACGATTGATAAATCAATGAATGAATACAAAAAAATGTTATTGGGTTCCAAGTTATTAGAAAAACATAATTTTAAAATGGTAAATAATGAAATTATAAAAATAGAAACAAAAAAAACATATGAACCAGAAAAATATCCTATAACTACAGTGCTAGAAAAATTAAATACAAATATTATACAAATTCAAGATTCAAAAAGCAAAAAAAAAATATCAGAACCCACTGTACGAAAATCTACCACATCTAAACATGTTAGATTTACAAGTCCTGATATTAGAAGAACAAGTAAAAAAACAATATCTGATGTACCTATACGAAAATCTACCACATCTAAACATGTTAGATTTACAAGTCCTGATATTAGAAGAACAAGTAAAAA